GGTGAGGCGTTTCTCGCAGACATGCTTGCCGATTGGTCAGAGCACGGAAAGGTGGTGATCGAAACGGTGCGGGCTGACAGGCCCGACCAATATCTCAAGGTGGTAGCATCGGTCCTGCCCAGGGAACTCAACCTGAGGGTGAACGACTTTGACGACCTCACAGACGATCAGCTTGCCCGACAGCTCGCCGCCATCGCTTCGCAGCTTGCGGGAGCAGGCTTTACGCTTAGCGCGGGAACTCGACCGGAGACGGAGGCGCAACCGACTGCCGGGGTATCGACCTTACAGTAAGCAGCTAGAGTTTCACACGGCCGGTGCGGTCCATCGCGAGCGCCTTTTCATGGCCGGCAACCAGCTCGGCAAGACGGTCGCTGGTTCCTGCGAGTGGGCGTATCACCTGACGGGCAAATATCCCGACTGGTGGCCGGGGCGAAAGTTCGAACATTCGGTGAGAATGTGGGCGTCGGGCGAAACCCGCGTTTCGTGCCGCGATACGGTGCAAAAGCTTCTGATCGGTGAGCCTGAGAAAGAGGAAGAGTGGGGGACCGGCTGGATTCCCGGCGATGACATCGTTGACGTTTCACGGGCGATGGGCGTGGCGAATGCATTGGACAGCGTGACGGTGAAGAATGTTTGGGGCGGAACTTCCACGCTCCTGTTCAAGGCGTATGAGCAGGGCCGGGCGAAATGGCAGGGCGACACGCTGCACGGCGTCTGGTTCGATGAGGAGCCGCCGCTCGACATCTACACCGAAGGGCTGACCCGCACCAATGCGACCGGCGGCATCGGGATAATGACATTCACCCCGCTTAAGGGAATGAGCGATGTTGTTCACGCCTTTCTGTCGGATAGCGAGCTGGCGGCGATGAAATGAGCCGGCACGTCACGCGCATGACGATTGAGGACGCCGATCACTACACGGCGGACCAACGTGCCGACATCATCGCCAGTTACCCATCGCATGAGCGCAAGGCGCGGGCGCAAGGCATTCCCGTGCTGGGCTCGGGCCGGGTGTTTCCGATCGACGAGGATGACATCAAGGTTGGCGCATTCGACATTCCGGCCCATTGGGTGCGGATCGGGGGCCTCGACTTCGGTTGGGACCATCCTACCGCCGCGACCGAATTGGCATGGGACCGGGATGCCGACACGATTTACGTCACCAAGTCCTATGCACAGCGGGAAACGACCCCGATCGTTCACGCCGGCACATTGCGGGCGTGGGGGGACTGGCTGCCCTGGGCTTGGCCGCATGACGGCCTGCAGCACGACAAGGGCTCCGGCGAGGCGCTGGCCGCGCAATACCGCGCGCAAGGTCTGAAGATGCTTTCGGAACAAGCCTCATTCCAGGAGGGTGGAAACGGCGTTGAGGCTGGCATATCCGAAATGCTGGACCGGATGCACGGCGGCCGCTGGAAAGTTTTTTCTCACCTCGAGGACTGGTTCGCAGAGTTCCGGCTTTACCACCGCAAGGATGGGCTGATCGTCAAGCTGAACGACGATCGCATTTCATCTAGTCGCTATGCGATGATGATGAAGCGTTTCGCCGAGAAACCAGGAGGCTGGGCCGTCCCGATCATGCGGAAGATCAGGGTCGTCTGATCCACGGAATCCGGGTGCGCGCCGGTAAACAGCGCGAACACAAGGAGAATGAACATGGTTGACAAGAAAAAGGCTGCTCCGGCGGCCGGAAATGTGATTGCTTCCGAAGGCGGCGTTAACCTGACGCTGCAAGGCCCGGCAGGGAACGACGGCCCCGTTCAGAAGGGCGGCGCGAAGGGTCCGCCTTCCTCGCTGGAAACGGGCGTCGGCTCTGCCACGGGTGCAAGCGCGGGCGGCAAGCGTGACTTCGAAGGCCGCCGCGGGGCTGCCGGCCAAGCCAAGGGCCAGCTCTACAGCGTGCAACGTCACGATGACGAGAACGGCCTGCAGGTCGAATACGTCCGCGCGGAAACCGGCGACGAGGCGGCGCAAAAGGTACTTGCGACGGCCAAATATAAAGGCACGTCGATCCGCGGCGTCGATGTTGCTTCGTCTCCCGACCCTAACAGCATGGGCGGCGAGCGTGACGCTTCGGTGATGATCGCGAACGCCGAGAACCCCGCTGGCGGGGCTGACCCGCTCGGCACCCCGGCCAACCGCAAGGCGACCGAGGAACTGGGCAAGGCCGACATCAAAGAGCTCGGCCAATAAGCGCAGGCGGCGCGCTCACTACCCCCACCATGTGGGCGCGTCGCTTGCAACAAATGGAGTTTTCTATGATCGAGACGACACATCGCGGGCAGCTTTACCGAGCCACGCTAATCACAGCCGTGGGCACCTTCATCTTCACCGATGTTGACGCGGAAACGGGTGACATGGCGGCCGAGCGTGCGCTGGCGCAGCATCCCGGCGCCAAGGTGACGCACATCGAACCCGCGCCCGCTGCGTTGCAGCCGAACATCATCGCGCAGAAGCAAGCCGACGAACGGCAGAAGCTCACGCTCGATGACGTTGCCCCCCGCTCGGCGAGCAAGGCTGCCTAATGGCCGCCCCTGCCGGCTTTCGCGAGCTCGTTGTTCGCAGGCGGGATGCGTGCGTCAAGTTCAAGGACGGCAAGCCTTCGCGTGACAGGCGCGAGGCGATGGACTTCTACAACGGCAAGAACCTCGATGTTTACGGCGACGGCGGCGACGGGCTTTCAAGCGTCGTCAGCCGCGACTTTATGGAAGCGGTCGAGAGCGTGATGCCGCCTTTGCTGCGCCCGTTCGTGGCCGGTGAGGAGGTGGTGTCGTTCGACCCGGTTCAAGCCGAGGACGAGGAAGGCACGAAGCAGGCGACCGAATACGTCAACCACGTGTTCAAGCGCGGCAATAATGTGCTGCATGTCGCGCAGACGGGCCTCAAGGATGGGCTGCTGTTTCGCCTCGGCGTGGCCAAGACGGTCATGGAAGAGGAGGAGGTGGGCGGGCCGGAGACATTTGAGGGGCTTTCGGATCAGGAGTTGATGGCGCTCAGGGCCACCGCACAGGCCGAAAGCCGCGAAGTGGCGGGGGATATAGCCCAAGACCCGGTAACCGGCCTCTACAGCGCCAAGCTGGGGCCTAAGAAGCGCAAATGCTACCGGGTGCACATCATCGCGCCCGACGAGTTCCTATACGAAGAGCGGCTTGCCTCGCTTGAGCAGGCGACGTTCCTCGGTCATTCCAAGACGGCGGTGCTGGGTGACCTGATCGCGATGGGGCTGGACGAAAAGAAGGTCCGCAACCTGAAGTCGGGTAAACCGAGCGAGGAGCAGGACGCGCGGTTCAGTGATGAGGACGGCAGCGAAGACGACTGGAAGGATGACGACCTAGCGCGCCCAGTCTGGATCGACGAATGCTATATCCGCTGCGACTATCAGGGCGACGGCGTGCTCGAATGGCGCAAGGTTATCTTGGGCGGGCAGGACAAGACGCTCATTCTCGATGAGGCGGCCGAGGATCATCCCTATTCGACGTGGACGCCGATCCCGGTTCCGCACAAGCTGGTCGGGCTGTCCTATTTCGACCTGACCAGGGAGATACAGGTTAACAAGACCGCGATGCAGCGCGAGTTGAATAACGCGATGTACCTCGCCAACCGGCCAATGCGGGAGGTTCTGGAAGGCCAGGTCAACATCGACGATGTGCTCAACCCGAGCGTCGGCGGTATTGTCCGCGTGAAGCAATTGAACGCGATCCGGGCCATGCCGAGCGGCGGGGAGGCGGCGTTCGGCGCCGGCCTGCAGATGATCGAATACATGGACGGAATGCGCGAGGCGCGCACGGGCGTCACCCGCTATAACCAGGGCATGGATTCCAACTCTCTGAACAAGACGGCTACCGGCATGAATATCATTTCATCGAATAGCCAGCAGCGCCAGGAATTGGTCGCGCGGCAATTCGGCGAGTTCCTGAAGGACATTTTCCAGAAACTGCTCGATCTCGTCACGCGCCATGCATCGGAGCAGGACGTTGCGAAGCTGCGCGGCCGGTTCGTCCCGTGGCCTACCGAATATGATGCCAACGTATCGGTCGGGCTGGGCACGAACAACAAGGATCAGCTCGTCGGGCATCTTATGGCGCTGATGGAGATCGACAAGGGCATCGTTCAGCTACAGCAGGGCGTTGAGGGGCCGCTGCTTACCTCTGCGAACATCTATGAGAAGCTGAAGCGCGTCACCGAGGCGATGGGGCTGAAGGGCGACAAATATTATACGGACCCGGATAAACCGCAGCAGCAACTGGCTTTGCCGGCACCGCAGCAGCAGGAAGAGCAACCCGACCCGTTGGCCGAGCCGAAGCTGAAGGCTGAGACGGAAATCGGCAAGGCGCGCATTCGGCAGGAAACCGAGCTTACCAAGGAGCAGATGCGCCGGGAACCGGTGGTGGTTCCGTTTGGGTTGACGGGTTGATGGGGCGGCTAGGCGGGGGCCTATCCCTGGATATGGGCGTAGCGATTGGGCCGCGACGTGCCCGCCCCACGCTTCAGGTGCTCACCGGCGCGTTCAGCCTTGCGGAGAATGCCGTGGCCGGCGCGGTAGCCGGTGCGGTAGGCGGAAAGACGGTGGATTCCACGCTTTCGGTTTTCGCCGATGCGGGCGGGCGGGTTGCCCTTTCCGGCCTGAACATTATCCGGGGCGTGACTGCGCTGGACTTCGAAACGGCGACATCGCACAGCTTCACGGTCCGCGAGACGCTTGCGGGCGGGGCCAATTCCCCACGCGACACGGTGTTTTCACTGGCCGTCACCAACGTCAACGATACCAACCCGACCGCATTCGTGTTCACCGATGTCACTGCGGTGGCCACCGGCTCGGTCCGGACTTCGAACACGATCACCGTTGCCGGGCTAGGCGCGTCCGACAGCGTGACGGCCACCGTCTCGGGGGCTGCGACCTCAACGATGTCGAAGAACGCCGGCGCATTCGTTGCAGGGCCGTTGACGGCTGTTAACGGCGACACGTTCGCGGTGCGGCATACGGCGGCGGCAACGGGGCTCACGGCGACGAATACCACGCTCACGCTCGGCACCACCGCCGACACATTCACTTCGACAACCGCATGAGCGACGCTGAAACCCGCGCCAACGCGGCCCGCCAACTACTCGAGAACCCGATGCTGGTGGAGGCGTTCGCCAATGTCCGCGAAACGGCCATCGCGGCGTGGACCGGCACAAGCGCGCTGGCGGTGCAGGACCGCGAGATGGCATGGCTGACGGTGAAGGTTCTGGACCGGATCACGGGTGAGCTTGAGGCCATCGTGACCAACGGCAAGATTGCCGCGAGCCGGGTGCATAACCCGCTGCGCTGACTTTCCGCGCTGATAGCGCACAACCAAGGAAAACCCCAAAATGACAGATACGGCGACCCAGGAAACTGGACCCGTTGACGCGCCCGCGTCGGCTGACAGCATTGCTGCCGAACTCCTCGCGGGAGATACCGAAGCCCCTGCGGACGCGCTCGAAAGTGTCA